GTTGGCCTGCGGCGATCCTGCGGTACAGGCATGGATTGTTTCCGACGATTGAACAGCATTGCTAGCATCATGTATCTAAGCATCCCTGTTTCCATTGTTAAATCCGCAACGATTGATGACGTTCGATAGCCCATCCAAAGCCGTCGCCAGCTTGACCCGAGCTTCGATGTCCTGGTTGTACCTATCGAGCACGAATTTTAGCAGATAGGCCGCGACCACCCACCCGAGGGCGAGCGGTCCATACACCTGTAAGATTGATCCGATGTCCATAGGTTTTTCCTTGCTTATTTTTTCAATGACTTTATGTCGTCAGCGCCGCGCATTGGCTGGACGACAGCACCGTCGCCCATATCCTGTCATTCGGCGTGCTAGCGTAAGGCTGATTCGCGCCGTTCCCGTCCGCGCCAACTTGGAAGTTCGCCCCAATCTGACAGGCGGTAGTCGTAGCATCCGCAGTCCCCGCTGTCCCGTTCAGGTAGATTTGCGTCCCTGCCGTGCTGCTGAATGTAGCCGCCCACTTCGCCCGCGTGTTCGCCGTTGGGCTAAAGGCTATCGTCGCGTCATGCGAAGTACCGCCGATGCGCCTGCGGGCAACCAAGTTTGTGCCATCCCACAAGACGCTTGTAGAGTTGTTGGCATCGACGTAGCTTGACCAGAGATAATAGTTTCCTGCGGGCTGTATGACTGGCCAGATAACCTCACCGTACACGGTAAAGTTGTTCGTCGGCACATTGCCTGCGGAAACATATTGCAAGACCGTCGCGGTCTGATTGACGTTGACCGGAGTTGGCAACGGGAACTTGTTCGAGCCTGCAACGAGCGTATTGAAGTCAACCGCTATCGCGTCCGTATTCGTCACGATGCGGAAGCCGACTACAGGATTCGCTGCGCTCGCCGTGGTGAAATAGAACGGTTGCCATGCGCTTGTTAGAGTAATGGCTGTCCAAGTCACGCCGTTGTCTCCGGTGATATTCACCGTTCCGGTTCCGGTCACGCGCTTGACGAGCGCGGAATAAGTGCGAATAGCAGCGCCGAGAACGGTCGTATAGAGTACCGTTCCGTTGCCAGCCGAGGCCGTCAGTGTTGCCGCGCTCGCAGTAGTCCCATCAACGCCAGTAGTGGTTCCTTTCGTGACATTCGACGCTACCCATCCCGCGTCGGCCATAGTGCGGCGGATAGCGTCAGTCGTGCCGAGAACATCGGTCTGCGCAGGATCGGCATACTCGCCATACGGCCCGTTCGCGTCCACTGGCGCAGTAGCAGCAACGCCGGGCGCGCCTGCAACTATCGCAGCGCCAGTCGCTTCTGTCACCACGTTGGAAGCTACTGTGTTCCCATTCAGCGTGTTGAAGTTTTTAACACCATCAACACCTGCGCCGTGGTAGGGCGCGGAGAGTACGCCTACGCTGACGTATTCGGATGGGTTCTGGTTGGATTGGCCGGTGACATCTTCTATCTGAGGAAATGCTACATCGACTGCATCGCCAAGAGTTGAAATAAGTATATAGCTAAAGCCTGTTGTACCCGTCGCGGTTGTGGTTGTATTGAATCTTTGCCAGCTTGAGGTAACAACTGCGGTTATATCAACTGACACATTATTGATGTTACGAAGATAAATAGAACCAGTCCCAGTTCTCCGCCGCACGCTCCACGTACCGGCGTACGTATGTCCAACAACAGTCGTGATAGCTTGATATCGCCCTTCGACTCCCCCTGTTGTATTGGTGTATGTAAAAGCCGCTGTACCACCGTTTGGATCAGTAACCCCAGACGTAACAATTGGGGCACCCGTTGATGTCCACGATGCTCCATTAATTGCTTCAGTTGCCAAGAGAGTATTCGCAACTCTCCTCGCCCCCTGAAATCTAGCCTCATTACTCAGGACTTGTACGATCTGGCCCTCAAAGGTTTCAACCGCAGCGGTCGTCGCGCGGGTGTAGGTGGGGGTGCCGGAGCCTAGCGAAAATAACGCAGCAATCGTCGTTCGCAACGGTGCGCTGAACGAACCACCCGGAAGCGGCCCGCCATCCCAAGTGGTTGAAATAGTCATTTAGCCACCCGCAGCAAAGAAGAAAGTAACGTCAATGGTATTGGCGATGGTCGCATATGCCCCGGACGCGCTCGTGATCGCCGCAGGGTAAGTATTCCAGCCGACACTAGGCGTAATCGTGCCACCTAACGCCGTTCCCGCGCTCCCGCCATCGCGGATTACAATGGTCCCGGCAGTAGTAGAATTGACGTAGAACCCGAGAATAGACCCTCTGCAAAGACTGATTGCGCCGGAAGCCGTAAGATTGACTGGTGTACCTGATTGTTGCATTTGCATGATGTTCTCCTAGTAACCAACTACCAGACAATAAATTCCGGCGGTTCCTGTAGGAGCGCCTGATTTCGTCCATGTGATGATAAACTGCCCGGATGTAAAACTCCCGATTGTGGCTGATTGATAAACACCCACGCCTTGGATGTTATAGACTGCCACCGAACCAGAAACAGTATGAGTTCCCGCTGAGACTGCGCCGTTATCCGCTACGGCAACATTGGTAGTTCCGTCACTGATTCCCCAAGATACGTAACTCGTGGCATTGACTCCAGCCATGATGAACACCGCACTGGGCGTAAAGCCTATTCCTGTCACCGTCTGAGACCCCGAAGCTGTCGTAAGGTCATAGGTCGTAGATACGACTTTTACCTTCATGCGTTGGCCGTAAGCCATCGAGTCGGTCGCGGCCGTACCATTACCAAGACCTGTCAATTTGAACGTTGACATCGGGATATTGGCCGTCAAGGTCTGAGTCCCGTCCTTCAACATGCAAGTCGAAAGGGCGGTTGCTATGTCGTTGAGCGTGTTGTTTGCCCAGGTTGAACTAATGGTCGTCGCGGTTACGACCGGGTTCCCCGGTGTGTAAAGTGAATATACGCCAGCGCCGTTATAGGCCATTATTGCTGTCCTTGTAGTTGTGCTGCCAGCGCAGCGCGTTCTTCATCTTGCTGCTGTTGCTTGCGGCCTAGTAAACCTTGACCTAATGCCATTGCCGTTCCAACTCCAGCTTGTGGTATGCGTTCTGCGCCTGAGTACAGACCTCTAGCCATGAGCGATTTCAGGAGGGTATATTTGTCCAACAGCATTGCAAGCATTTTGCTAGTTGTCGGAGCTATTGGAGCAAGACCTGCGACCTTCAATCCTTGATCCGTACCGGCCCGCCGTTGCGCTATTTTGGCTGCATTCAACAAATCGGATTGTTGTTTCAAAAGCGGTGCGGTCTCTGGTTCGAGTTGAGCAATCTTGTCTTTTAATGCCCTGGCGAGCGCTTTTTCCGCAGTTTGCTTGGAAATCTCACCAGAAGCGGTAACACCATACGCTTTATCACCCAATGCCCTGTAGGTTCCTTCTTTCAGAGCTTGAGCATCAGCAACAGAAAGCGGATTTTTGACTGAGTTGATAAATTCCAACCATGCGCTGCGTATCGCATTTGTATCCGCTTCTGGATTTACCTGCGTCTTAGCCTGAATCAATTTCTCCCGTATCGTTGGATATAATGTATTCGGGTCGAACACATTTGGCGAGTTCTGCGTGATATTAGTTACTTTTGCGCCGAGTTGAGACGCGCCGGTTCGCATGGCGTCAACTCCGCCCATCGTTGGGTTGTAGCCTTCATTCAACAATGTTCCGACTGCGCGTTCTGCATTACCATTTAGTCGATCTTTCAGAGGTGCATTCAAGGCGCTCCGCATCAAGAATTTGCCTGCGCCTTCCATAGCTGGTTGCGCCAACGTCCCTATGGCTTTGCTTGCGGCATAAGGGCCGACTGCTTGTAGTGCGACATTCGCCGCATAACCTAGACCGGGAGACCCTGTAGCGTCCGTAACCTGCCCGCCAAGGTTGTAACCCATACCACCCAAGTCAGGAGTAAATGGCGTCTTGCTCAAACCGCCTAAGTCTCCTATGTGATACTTCTGCGGTTCAGAAGCTTGAATGGTTTGTTGTTCAGGTGCGCTAAACAATATCTGTGCTTGCTTGATAACCTGCTCATCAGTCTCCCCTTCAGGGCCTTTTATCTCCCTGATATTCCCACTAGGATCGCGTACTTTGTAGATTTTATCTGCCATGTTATTTCACCACAGACCATTTACCATCGCCTTCAGGCGGTTCTTCAACCGTTAAAGGAATGTTCGTTTTTACGTCCTTTGCTCGCTTGTTGTGCAGCCTGATTATGTTTCTCGCCGCCCGCTCGTTAATATCCAGAATCTTCTCAATAGCCGCCCTATCCAGCGTGATAAGCCCGCCAGCCATTTTGGTAGCGTATTCGCGGTCAGCGTCAGAAAGACCAGTCCCAGAACCGAACTGCTTAATGATCTTACCTACGTTCTGTGCCATATTCGCCGTGTACGCTTGCGCGTTCGCAATAGGATCGTCTTTCCCAAAGTCCATACCCGCTTGCTTAAGTGCTTGGCCGATTGTGACAATAGCGTTCGCACCGAAGCCGCTTACCATCCCGTCCTTCAGAATTTTCTTGCCGATGTTCACCGTGTTGATGATCTGCACGGCGTCGTCTGCGTTTTTGCGGCCCTCTACAAGCGCCTTTCCTTGTTCTTTACCAAGCTCGCGCTCAAATTCTTTTTCCTGAGCAATGACGACTTGCTGGTTAGCCGCCCCCGCTTTCGAGTTTTTAAGTGCATACTCCTGATAAGCAGGATTCGGCCTTCCGTCTGGCAAAAATGGCTTGTTGTAATCGATTTTTTCAGGAAGCGCAGCAATCGGTTTTCCGTCAGGCCCAAATCTTACACCTCCAGGCATCAAGCTAAATCCGGGCTGCTGCTTCTGGTTTTCTGCAACAACCCGGCTTCCTTGCATCCGTTTTGCGCCTTCAGCTAGTGAATACGGTTCGTCTGCTTTCAGCATTTGCGCCATCAATGCTTGCGACATTCCTGCTGTTGCCGGATGGCTTCCGAAGGCTTGCATCGCAGCCATTCTGTCAGGCGCTACAGCAGGGATATTTACAGGAGCGACTTGGGGAGTGCCAAGGTCAGCAGATTGTTGTGCTTCCTGTGGGTCTGGTTGAATCGTCTGAGCCGAGCTTCCCTGCAACGCGCCTAACCCTTTGGCTAGAGCGGCCTGCCCTTCGCTTGTATACCGCTGTCCCAAGGCTTTTTCTTGCTCTGTAGCCGCTTCCTGACCTTTCTTGCCTGAGTAGGCTTGCAGCATCTTCGCCAGCCCTTGCGTCCACGAAATAGGCGCTGTTACGCCGCCTAGCGGCCCTTGAGCCGTAGGGCTTTGGATTGGCTGCATCGACTGCTCTTGCATCAACTCCGCGAGCAGGCGTTGGCGCTCTATCGCGCGCTGGTCTGCTGCATAAGGGTTGAAACCCATCGGGGCGAGATTGACGTTAGCCATGATTAACCTCAGAACTTCTTAGCAATTAGACCCCCTAGAGGACCGGCAAGCCCATACGCACCCATTCCCATAAGGCCAGACATGAACGAGTTGTTCGCTTGGTTCTCCATGCCGTAACCCTGAAGGGCAGAGTTGTATTGATTCTGCACGCCCTGCATGATCGGCGCAGGCTGAACTTGACCGCCACCGACGTACTGCTGAAACTGCGGATTCGTGACCTGGCTCCCAGACATCAAGGCTGAGATTTCATTCAAAGGCAGTTCGCGCATAGCAATCGCTTGTTGCAAGGCTTGTTGCTGCGCAGTATTCCCGAATTGGGCACTAGCTAGACCTTGATTAAAACCTTGGTTCTGAGCCTGATTAGCAAACTGCCCCGCTCCTAAATTCTGGTTATAGAGTTGATTTTGCGCCGCGTTCTGATTCTGGGAAGCGGCCAGACCTTGCCCAAAATTTTGAGCAATGGCTTGATTCCTCAACTGCTGTTGGCTAAGACTTTGGCCAAATCTCTGTCCCTGCGCGGCATTATTCGCGGCTTGGGTTGCTAGGGCTTGATTGTAGTTCTGCCCCTGTCCAGCGTTGTAGAGCTGCGCCGCCCCCATGTTCTGCCCGAATTGTTGGCCGGCAGCACTATTGGCGAAGTTCCCGGTGTTCAACGCATTGGCCATACCCTGCTGGTTGCCTTGGAAATCTAAGCCGATCCCTTGCAAAGCGGCTTGGGTAAGAAGGTCGTTTTTAGCCTGATTATGTACCCGCATCGCGTTGTTGTAGGCTTCCGAACCTTGTGTAATCCCTTGGTTTGCCAACTGCGCCGCGTATTGCTGATCCTGTTGTTGAATCTGCGGAGCAAGTCGTGACATGATCGCGTTTTGACCAGTCATGCCAGCATTTACCGGCAGGTTCGCTATTCCGGTTTTGTCCAGTTGCATCTGAACGTTCGGATTATTTATGCTCTGTTGGGCATAGCCGAACTGCCCCATTCTTGGGCCATTATTGATCTGACCACCATACACATCTGCCCCGGCGAGGCCATAATCGCCCTCTTGTGGGCCTTGGTTTATGGGGCCAGCAGGAGCAATTCCGTCTTGAATCTGCCCTTGACTCCCAAGACTCGTCTGGAGCTTTCCGTCATAATTGAACGGCGTTCCCATGATACCCTTGACCGTGTTAAGGGCTTGAGTCCCGGTATTCGCCAGTCCTAGCTTAATTTGCCTGTTGGCGTCGAGAATCTTCTGTTCTTCAGGGTTGAGCGTTTGCGTAACTGTGGGCTGAAGCATCCCTGTGGAGGCGTTTGCTGGTGTCCCAGGCGTTCCTGGCGTCATAAACTGATCGCGCGATGGCGCAGGCGTATTCGGGATTGTTGCTTCTCCCATTTGCCCTTGAGAAGCCGCCCATTGCTGCATCGCATTATCATAGGCGGACTGATTGAACTGCGGCGCGGTCCCGGCAGTTCCTTGTTGCGCCCCCGTATTAGGCGATCCCCATGTGACGGTTTGCGAACCATAGGGATTGACGATGTTCGGGTTATTGATAAACCCACTGGCTTGCGCCGCTTCTTTGTTCGCCGCGCCTTGCGCTTGTGCTGCCGCTGCGTAATCAGGTGCGGGGGGAGGACTCGCCTTGCTGCCCATGATGTTTCCTTGTCAAATACCGACATTGATCTTTCGTCATCGTCAGGATATGCAAGTCGCCGTAGGGCACCGCATCCTTAATTACTGCTTCTTCAACGTATCCAAAATGTTTATCCAGCCTCAAAGCTTTGTGGTTCGTACTCGCTACCAGACCTATCAGCTTTTTCACCTTCAATTCCTCAAAGGGGTAGTAGAATCCGTACCACAGAAACTCTGGTGTAATCTTCCCATCAACCGCAAGATGGACGCGGATTGAAGCCCCGTTATATCCATCGTATCCTGCAACTGCGACAATCTTTCCATCTGTCTCAAGTCCGATGTAAGTACCATCGCCTTTAATGTACCTTCCGCCTGTCCTTTTGCACAACCATTCGCCAAGTTCGTCCTGGCGGTCACAAATAATCAGAGTACGGCTCCCGGCTCAAATACAAAGTCAGTTGATGCCCAATGCGTCTCAATGCCCATCGCCGCAACTTTCAGCCTCATTGCTGCGCAGTAACCCACTCCATTTATGCCTTGCCAACTGTTCGAGACGTTCAAACCACCGCCCCATACCCCGGTATCCCACACAGCAGAGTCCCACGCCCCGTAAGTCGTCGGGGTAAAGGACAAAGTCCCTGTCGGCGCGGTATCGGAAAAGTCCATGTTCAGGGCTACAAGCGTTGATGGAGAGCCGTTCGTCCTCAGGGTCGGCCTAACCATGTTAAACCGCTTAGTCTGCCCTCTAAGTCCAAAGTAGTTAAACGCCTGTTTTCCGTCAGCCGTGATGTTGGTACTGTTGTCTGCAAACGTGTTCCAAAACTTCCCAACGTAGGTTGATCCGCCAAAATAAGGTTCGTCATTGAAGATAATGAAGCAGTTAGCCGTTATTCCGCTGAAGGAACACCACGCTTTAGTGATGGTATTCATGCAGTATTGAATCTGCTGAGAACCTGTAGCTACCGGGATGTTGATTATCAGCATATTGGCTTTTGCATAATAATCTATGTCCCACCCGAAGTTCCCTCCATAGCCCGCCGTGGCAGTAGAAATGGCATCGTATATCTTATTTGTTATTGCCACTCTCGGATCAAGTCGATCACTTTGTAGGGCTTGGGAAAGCGGATAAATCCCGTCATAAGTCAGCAGAAGAATGTCTCCACCAAACTTCGTTTGGCAGCGCGTTGTAAAAGGCGACCCGATAGCCCACACGCCAGCCAGCGCCCAGGTCGCTGCGTTCGATGGGTCTATGCCACGATATACGATGACTTCGCCCTTGGATGTGATAAACACGGCTAGATCATCTACTCCATATCCGCCGTCAACCGTCCATGTGCCCATTGCGACTAAATAACCGCCAAGCCTTGCTATGGACTGAAGATCAAACGCCGCCGCAGCTCCAGCTATCGAGTCTGTGGGCAGATACCATGCCTTGAGACTACTACCTTGTACCAACCATACTCGGTTTTTAAAGAGGTTGATGTTGGTGATGGTTGCGGTATCTACGCCGGTAATGTCGTGCGTCCCATCCCCGTCAGTCCACCACGCCGTTCCGTTATATCCCCTGAGTTTGTCATGCCCATTCACACAGAGCATGAAATTGCCGCCAGAGGTAGAGATATTGATCGATTCCCAACGGGAATTTGTAAGGCCAGATACGACCGCAGCGCCAACAGCGCCCGCAGTCGTTGCGTCATAAAACGCAGTCCCCGAAGCCGCGAATAACTTGCTTGCAGTCGGGCTGGAATATGTCATCAGGCTTTCTACTTGGGAGGCGAAGCCGGTAACGTGAGTAGAGTATCCCTTCCTAACCTGTACGTCATAGGGCAGCGGCCACCAGTTATCCAAGGTAATCGCGTCGGTAGAAGAC